CAAATGAGAATGTATAACTGTACTTCTTCATATGCAGACCGTGCAGCATTCTTTGGCGAAATCTTTTATATTCTATTATGTGGAGCAGGTGCAGGATTTTCTGTTCAAGAACACCACGTTGCAAAACTACCTAATGTCATTGCTAGAACTAAGCCAGCAAAAACTCACGTAGTCACAGATGACATTGAAGGATGGGCAACCGCTGTTGATATTCTTATGTCGTCTTATTTTATAGATGGTGGCAAATATCCAGATTATGCCGGCCGTCGAGTTTACTTTGACCTATCAAACATTCGACCAAAGGGTTCTAAAATCTCTGGTGGATTTAAAGCGCCAGGTCCTGATGGCCTACGTCGTGCTCTTGATAAGATTGAACATCTATTACAAGACATTGTGATTGATTTAAAAGAGTCTATTCCTTTGCGTCCAATTAATGTATATGATATTTGTATGCATACTGCTGATGCTGTACTATCAGGCGGCGTTCGTCGTTCAGCAACTATTTGTCTATTCTCACCTAACGACGAAGAAATGATGTCAGCTAAAACCGGCAATTGGTTTGTTGATAATCCACAGCGTGGTCGATCAAATAACTCTGCTGTCATAGTTCGAGATAAAACTACGCCTGAACAGTTTGGTAATATAATGACAAAGGTAAAAGAGTTCGGTGAACCAGGCTTTGTGTTTGTAGAATCAACAGAACATACGACTAATCCATGTGTTGAGATCGGAATGTTCCCACAGATAGACGGGCAGTCTGGATGGCAGGGATGTAACCTTACAGAAATTAACGGTGGTAAATGTGTAACTAAAGAAGATTTCTTTCTTGCATGCCGCGCTGGTGCGATCTTAGGTACCCTTCAGGCAGGATACACTGACTTTAAATTCTTACCGGACACAACAAAAGATATTTTTGACCGTGAAGCTTTGCTTGGCGTATCAATTACAGGATGGATGAATAATCCCGATATTCTATTTAATGCAAAAATACTTGAGGAAGGGGCAAATATTGTCAGACAAGTCAACAGAGAAGTTGCAGAAGTTATTGGAATCAACGCAGCGGCTAGAACGACTTGTGTCAAGCCAAGCGGCAACGCTTCGGTTCTATTGCAAACTGCTAGCGGTATTCACGCTGAGCATTCTAGTATGTACATACGTAATGTTCAAATGAATAAAGAATCTGAGGTAACTCAGGCAATACAAAAAACAAATCCACATATGGTCGAAGAATCAGTTTGGTCTTCGGGTGGGACAGACGTAGTTGTGTCATTTCCAATTCTTCCAAAAGAAGGATCTATGCTCAAAGACGATTTGATCGGCGTAGATCATTTAGAAAAAGTCAAGCTGGCTCAAGAGCATTGGGTAAATGCTGGCACAAATGAAGAACTATGTGCAGACAAAGGTATCCGTCATAACGTATCAAATACTATTATCGTTAAAGACTGGGACGAAGTAGAAAGCTATGTATTTAAGAATCGACATAGCTTTGCAGGTATTTCTTTCCTATCTTCTATGGGTGACAAAGATTTTAATCAGGCTCCAAACACTGGTGTCATCGATGCTGAAACTATGGTAACTAAATACGGAGCGGCTGCAATCTTCTCTAGTGGTCTTGTAGTAGAAGCTCTTAATACGTTTGATAATCTATGGACTGCTTGTTCGACTGCTCAAGGTATGGGTGACGATCTTTCTGTTGAGTCATCTCAAAATGCTTTAAAGAAAGATTGGATTCGCAGATTTAATAATTTTGCAAATAACTATTTAAGCGGAGATATTAAACAAACGGAATATTGTTTAAAGGATTCTTATTTGCTTCATAAGTGGAATAAGATCAATGCTAACTTTAAAGATATGAACTGGGAGCACGACCTAACCGAGAAGAAGTACACTGACGTCGATACGTTAGGTGCCGCAGCTTGTGCAGGCGGATCTTGCGAGATAGACTTTTAATGAAGGAACGTAGTTTTTTAGTCGAGTGTCATTATTGTGACGTTGAAGTAGAAATATATTGTGAAACAGAAATGACGGTTGATTACTGTCCATTTTGTGGTGAAGAAAATAATGCACTCGAATTAGACTCAGACGAATACTAAGATATATAACCCTATGTGGGTTTATAATGATAAAGAATTTAACGAAACCCCTGATGAATTTCAGGGGTTTGTTTATATGGTAACCGAGAAAGATACTGGTAAAAAATATATCGGTAAGAAATTCTTCTGGAAACCAAAAATCTTGCCTGTAACTAAATCACGCAAACGTAGAGTCCGCACAAGAGTCGAATCTGATTGGCGTACGTATTATGGTTCAAATAAAGAAGTACAAGCTTTAGTTGAATCAAAAGGCAAAGATAATTATCAGAGAGAAATCTTAAGACTTTGTAAGACTAAGGGCGAATGCTCTTATTACGAAGCAAAACTACAATTTCAATACGATGTGTTATTATCTGATAAATTTTATAATGAATTTATCGGCTGTAAAATACATTCCAAGCATATATAATATATGAGGATAATATGGTAAGACCAGTTTATGAAGTGATTCGTCGTACTAAGAACCGGCGTAACAAAGAAGAAAAAGTTAAAGAGTTACAAGAAAACGAATCTTGGGCTTTAAAAGATATTTTACGCGGTTCGTACGACAGTACCGTAGCATTTAACTTTCCCGAAGGAGATCCACCCTTCACTCCTAATCAACAACACAATTCGCCATCTAACCTTCTCAAGGAACACAAAAGATTTGTGTACTTTGTAGTCGGAGGTCCAGGCGATGAATTACCTCCATACAAAAGAGAAAGAATTTTATTTGAAATCTTGGAAGGTATACATCCAGATGATGCTAAACTAGTTGTGTCAATGATTAATAAAAAGAAATTAGAAGGCATTTCGAGGCCGGTAATCGAGGAAGCATTTCCTGGATTATTGCAGGATATATCATGATCATGTGATTATTTTTACTTTTAGGAGACAATTATACATGTCAGAAAATCAGCTAGAACGTCTTAGACAAGATTCGCTTGAACTACAGGAATATGCCCAAAAACTTGAACGGAAAGGCAAGATCTCACTAATGCAAAAAATTCTGGCTAAGCGAAAATATTTAGACAATCGTATAAAAGAAGCTTCATAGTAAAAAAAGGAGTGTACTTCCCCCTCAAGTCGTGGTATAATAAAGTATCATTACTTAGAGGGGGATAGTATACCATGAATATCTTTATCCTAGACACAAATCCAATCGTAGCAGCTCAATGGCAATGCGACAAACATGTCGTAAAAATGATCGTCGAGTCTGCTCAAATGCTTTCAACAGCCCATCGTATGCTTGACGGTGATCAGACTCGCCGGCCATCAAAGTCCGGCAAGACCATGGTCAAATACTGGGTACATCCAAACCAAGAACTAGAAGACACGTTGTACAAAGCCGTGCACGTCGGTCATCCATGTACAGTATGGACTATGGAAACTAATGCTAATTATGAATGGCACTATCAACACTTCAAAGCATTATGTATAGAATACAGATTTCGTTATGGTAAAACTCACAGCACAGAAACGTTATTGACTGATGCATTACGACGCGCGCCTACTCATACAAAGTGGTCAAATCTACGTACACCATTTGCTCTTGCAATGACACACGAACCACAATGTATACACAAAGACGATCCTGTTAAATCCTATCAAGAATATTATCACACAAAACAAGATCGGTTTAAAATGGTATGGACTCGGCGCGAAACTCCGGAGTGGTTTAATGTTGCAGCTTAATATATACTATTGTAACAAGAGGTAAGACATGCCAACATATACAGTCAAAAAAGATAATCCCAAATCTACAAAAACATGGGAAGTCAATTGTTCATGGAAAGAACTACAAGACATTCTACTTGAATATAGATTAGTACAAGTGCTATCAGCACCTAAGATTGTATCATCCACTGGCGGAGTTTTATCTAAAACGCCTGATAGTTGGAAAGAACATCTTGGTCGCATAAAGAAGGGAGCGGGTCGAGGAAACACAGTTAGCACATGAAAAGAAATAAGCAACCAAATAATTCTATGACGGTTCGTATAGATGATTTGTTAGAATATGATCCGTTAACTGAAACCCAAAAAACAGCATTTGATTCATGGGATGATGATAACAATATGGTATTGGCCGGGTCGGCTGGCACAGGTAAAACATTTGTTGGAATGTATCTTGGTTTAGAAGCAGTCCTAGATCCCAATAGTTTACAAGACAGATTAATTATTATAAGATCTATGGTTCCAACAAGAGACATGGGATATTTACCGGGTACTAAAGCTGAAAAAGAAGAAGCATACATTGCGCCATACAAAGCAATTGCATGTGATCTATTTGGAGACAGAGGCTCATGGAGTAAAGCTATCTCTTCAAGTAAAATACTATTTGAGTCCACCTCTTTTATTAGAGGTGTAACTGTAGATAACGCTGTGATATTAGTAGACGAAATGCAGAATCTAAATTTTCATGAACTAGACTCTGTTATAACGCGCGTTGGTAGAGATTCACGTATTATATTTAGTGGTGATCATCTGCAAACAGATTTTAAATATGATGACGATAAACAAGGAATATATAAATTTCTTACTATCGTTGAACAACTAAAGAACTTTGATATAATCAATTTTGGATGGCAGGATATTGTGCGATCTGATTTTGTAAGAGACTATATTATGACAAAAGAAATGCTTAACCTATAGGAGGATTATATGGCATTTAATCTATCAAACCGATCAAAAGGTAAACTCGAAGGAGTTCATCCTGATATGGTAGCCGTAGTCGAACGTGCAATTGAATTAACTAAAGTCGATTTCGGTGTTACGTACGGAGTACGTACTGTAGAAGAACAAGAGAAGCTGGTTGCTGCCGGCAGATCTCAAACAATGAAATCAAAACATCTTGTACAAGATTCAGGTTATTCTCATGCCGTTGATGTTGTAGCATATGACGGGTCTGATGTCGTATGGGAAATTAATGTGTATGACGATATTGCTGATGCATTTAAAGCAGCTGCCGAAGAATTAGGTGTTGCTGTTAAATGGGGAGCAGCTTGGTCTGAAG